AGATGAGCAAAAAATATGGATATGCAATGCAGTCACATCAACAGGGCATCTTTGTCTAGCTGTTAACGACTGGGTTGATACGCAGTGCATAGAGTGTGGCGCTGATAAACCCATAACAGAGGAACGGTCACCAGACAGGAAAGAACGAGAGGCGGCTACCGATCGTGTCGCAGCATTCGGTAATGTCCTGTCTGATGAGATTGATGATCCGATCGAAGAGCTTGAGAAAGTCAAAGAGGTCGAAACGATTTGGGCTGAAGTGCGAAATTCTAAAGCAGGTAATAGTTATCTGGATGTGAAGTTCAAAGTCGTTGATGAGTATTGGCCACAGTCAATGCCATTCATGATTGGCATGGAAGGTAAAGCTGGGACCAAAGCCATGAAGAAGTGGCGAGCCGTGTCTGGTGACGACTACGCGCCCACAGATCTTCAAGAAGCCGAAGACCTAGTAAATGGTGGTGGCTTCGATCACATTAAAAAGATTGCAGTAAGAAAAGAGGGGAGGTATTGGAATGTCATCAGTGTCTATGTTTGACCAGATTGATAAGAAGCTTGAGGAAACCAACCGATCAAATCGTGGGCATCTTGGCTTTAGCGTGAT